GTTCATGTCTTCTTGAACTCGCTCCGCCGCATCTTTCTTATCTGGAGTTTCCTTGCCAATGATTTTTGTCTTGACAGGGCCCATTGCAGGGAATGTCTCCATCATTGTCTCAGCTTGGAACTTTACAACAGCTTCAGTCAAGAGCGGGTGATACACGCCACAAGCACCGGGCCAAGGCTCTGATCTCTCTTCAATCTTCAAGCCTAATAGTTCTAAGCCATCCACATAAGTTTGCACCCAATCTTTGCGGGCAGCCACATCAGACTCATACTCACCTATCAACTCACCAGCAAGTGTGGCAAGAACATCATCAGGGATGTCTTCGGCTAAGTTTTTACTAAACTCATCATCGTCTTCTGTTGGCTCAATCTCAACTTCCATGTCCCCTGTTTTAATACGCACTGCCTCAGGGTCTTCAATCTCAATCTCAATCGGTTCAGCATCTGCCCCCAACTGATCTAATCCTTGGGGAGCTTCGTACAAAGCTTTGTCCATATTTGTAGCCATGATGTATCCTTAGTAGTACGCAGCTTTTTTGCGATACTGTTTTAAAAAATTATCTTCCGGCTCATCTGTAGGAAGCCGTAGAAATCCACCCTGCCGGAATCTTAACAGCGCAAGCGTTGTGGAGTCCACCAAGTCGTCGTTAGTGCCGGCTGGAAAGTCATTGCACTCTTCTATAACTTCCTTAGCCCAACGTCTATCAGGTGCGTACACGATGCCTGACGCAAATAAGTCAGACACTGCGTTCACACGCGCTATTTTGTCTTGTCCTTTGCCCGGAGTAAACTCCCCTACGGGCACGCCCATGCGCCTGAACTCTTGATAAAGCGCCGATCCGTTAGATTTCTTCTCCACCATGAACGCATCTGGCTGCCACTCCTTGTATTCTTCTAGCACCAGCTTCTTTAGCTCTGGATACTCCATCCTTTTCTTGATCGCATTGAGCAAGATGATGGCAAAGTTGTTGGTTTCCTCGTTAAAAAAGACTCCCCACGTTGTCAGTGCGTTATAGTCGGCCCTATTGGTAGCTTCTTGTGCAGCATCAAGCGACATAATGATGAACTCGCATGCGGGAGGGTCATCTTTTTCCCAAATTTTCCACCATTCACGTTTAATTAGCGCCCCTTCCTCTGAAGTAGGCTGCTGCATGTACTGCGCGTTCCAATAACGGATGTCCAGAGCAGCTTTTTTGGCCAATAACTCATCAACATCCCAAAATTCTGGCCAAAGCGCCTCTCCGTCGTCCTTAATTGCAGGAAATTCAACCACTTCCCACGGATCTACGTCTTCATTTCGTTCAGTTTGCTGAACAATCATGCCAGTCAGGTCCAATTTAGACCAGCGAGTCATCACAATAATGATCGCACCACCAGGCATAAGCCGCTGCAAAGGGCCAGACTGAAACCACTCCCAAGCAGGAAGAAAAACATCGGGCCTTCCGGTCTTAGCTTCTTGTTCAGAGTGCGGATCGTCAATAATAAACAAATCTGCGCCACGCCCAGCAAGAGCCCCGCCGACACCAATAGCAAAATATTCGCCATTAAAGTTAGTCCCCCATCTTGATGCAGATTTTGAGTCAGACTGCAACTCTACTTGCGGAAATATGCCTTTATAAGCTTCCGATCCAACGAGGTTACGCACGCGACGGCCAAAGTTAACAGCCAGATCCGCCGTGTGAGAGCCCATGATAATTTTTTTATGAGGATACTTACCGAGAAACCATGCGGGCGCAAGATAGGATATGAGCTCAGACTTACCATGTCGTGGAGCAATGTTAACGATGACTCGTTTTTTCTTTCCCGCAGCAATATCTTCAAAGATTTGAATAAGTTTAAGATGGTGAGGTCCGACCTTATAACCTGGGTAGACGTGGTTAATGAAATCAAGAAAGCTCTCCTTACCCATACCTTGAGTTATATCTGCTTCATATCTTTTTAAAAGCTCAAGAGTACGCCTTCTTTTATTATCAGGCATATTTGGCATGGCTTCTCGCAGCTGAAAGATTTTTTCAGGCGTCAGTTTTTGATTCATGCTTTATTATTTCACGTGCTTCAACGTCAATGATCTTACTTTCTAAACTATTTAAAGTCTCTAAAAGTTCTTTTTCTACCTCTTCGGCAGTCATAATTTTGTGTGTAATTTCAGAACGTTTCTTAAACGCGTCTACACCATCTACTTCACCTAAATTCCTTACCGCAGTAAGGCGTACTTTAGGGTCGCGTGTGTGTTCTATTTCATGCACAAGCTTGTTAACTACGTAGAGTTTTAGATCAGACAGTTCTTCTACGATAGATACGTTCATCTGTGCAACCATACCTGCAAGAAACGCCAATGTTTCGTTAGGGTATTTAGCAAATTCTGGTCTATGTTTAGGATCTTGCGCCATCTGACGAGCTAACTCTGTAGCTTGTGTAGCGTTATCTTTGGTAGGGGATATCTGCTGACCCGTAAGGTCAGACATTAACTTGATGACATTGGCCCGCATTTGCAGTTCTTCAGCAGGCGACAAGTCAGGGAACGCCTCTTTAGCGTTCTGTGGCAGAGGAATGTTCTCCTCAATGTACGGTACTAATTCATCCATGTCAGCGAAGGCTCCTTCGGCAGTTGTGGGAAATGTAACACATAAATATATCTTTGTGCAAGGGGAGGTTTGGGTCCCATGACGGGGGGTGTTTTGAATTACACACTGTGCAAAGGTTTGTGCAATTTGTGCAGGGGGTGGGGGTACTTTAGATGGGGATCGAAATGGCAATAAGTACTTCCCGCCGAAACGTACCTAAATGGCTGGGAGCCCGCATGGATACTAGGTTCTGATGAATTACACGCGACAGTCGATCCGAGGTTTACTTTACATAAAATATATTTTTGGCGGGACCGGGGTGTGTAATTGGAGGGGGTGGTTGGACAGGTTGGACGGGATGTATGGCATTTACAGGTATTTGTTTTGCATCTAGCGGCTGTGTAATTCAGAAAATTAAAGCCCAATTACACGTGACCGTCGAACAGAGAAGCCGGGGGTAATAATTATTACTCGGTAACTTGACATTTAAATTGAATGAGTTTTGAAAAAATGTGGGGTTATTTGTGCGTGTTAGGGGGTATGGGGTACGAGGGGGGACCCATTCAGGGCTTTGGGGGGTGGGGGGATGGGGGTGTCCCCCGCCAAACTTTACATTTAGCCCCTGTTTATCGTATTCTGTACTCAATGCAACACAGAGCGGTTGCAGATTCTCTTGAAAGGAGACTGACATGTACACAGTAAATGTACGTTGGGGTGAGTTGGTTAAGACTCACAAGGCTTGGACACTTAGCGGTGCTAAGCAGTGGATGTATTCATATCCTAACAAGGATGTGTTTGCAAAGGTGACCAACCTGTTTGGTCAGACAGTAGCAGTTCGCTACAAGCGGTAACACGAGGGGCTTCGGCCCCTCTCTTTAAAGGAGAGAGTTATGTTTCATGGTTTAGCTTTGGTGGTCAACACGATCACCTTTGCCTTGTCGGTTGCAATGCTTGCACCACAAGGTATGTGGATCTGGATAGCAGGTCTAGTAGTTAGCACGGCAATGATCACACTGATCCTGCCTAAGATAGAACGCAAGGACGACTGATGACAGTCGGTCAAACCAACATATGGCGTAAGCATGTGATGGTTGCTATGAGGGAGGCGCTACATCAGCGCCGACCCCTTAGTGTCCTACCTAGTCGGTATGAATTCTTTCAGAAGGCTAGGGAACAAGTGGCTCGCGCAACGTTCTGCGCAAAGCTAGACGGCGATGAGTACAGCAGACTCAAGCGTTAACCAAGGGGACTTCGGTCCCCTTTTCTTTTGCCCTCATGTTGCGCCACGCAGTAGTGCTAGTGCGCGAGTGATACCAGTTATTTTCCGTCGCGCGTATGAGTGCGTGTGCGTCTGACAAGCCCATTAGATAGTACCCCACTACCCCGTGAAACTTTACTTAAGACCCTCCACTGGGGTATTGTTACATCACTGGGTCAGCAATTCAGCCCCCAGTATTTCATCAATCGTTCATTCTTATGGAGATTTGAACATGGCAAAATCAGCCGCAAAAGTCGTGGAATCCGCCACGCAAACATCTTTCACTTCTTTGAAAGACTCAGCCTTCCAACAAGCCGGTGCGCACCAGACCTTGGAGTCAGTCGCCCGCTACGCTTTAACTCAGATCAAAGACTTCCCCAAAGAAGTCCCAGTCGAGTCCAAAGACGCTTTGTATGAAGG